TTCATTAAATGCATCACGAATAGCGTTATATTCTGCATTGATTGGTGCAGCACGGACTGTAGCTCCCGCAATAATATCAGCAACAGATTGTCTAGTATATCCTGCCATTGTTTACCTTCTATCATTAACCCCGAATAGTAATACTAAGCCTTGAATACTGTGACTAGCATTAGTATCGTTTGTTACATACTTAATTGATACTGAGAAACCAGAACCTGCAATGTTTGTTTTGAATACAGGTGATGGGTTACCGTCATAAATTACACCGGCAGTATCAAATAAAGCTTCGTTATAAAATGCAGCAGCGTCTGCTGTACTTAAATTATAATCGTTTGGATTTTGTACATACTCATCTTCGTAGTCATATACCAAACCTACCGTGATGTTATTAGTTCCTTCACTTCGCATATACGTAGATAGCTTAAGAAAGTTCTTACGCAACTCTGGATCACCTAAGTGATAATATGGAGTTTGGAATAGACTAAAAATATCGTTACCATCAAAGTTACTACCTATTTCCTGACGATATACTTTACCATTACTATCACCGTGCAATACATATTCGTTTTGACCTATATATCCTGAGTCTGCACAAGTAGCTGAAATACCTAATAGTTGACCGAACTCAAATCCAATGCCGCCTTCTCGTGATTGGCGCAAGCCACCAATGATTCCATTAGATTCTGATGCTGCAAAAAATATACGAAATTGTGATTTGCTTCGTATTACTACAGAATTCAAGCCTTCTAAGTCTTGGCTGATTGCAGTGTCATTAATAATTGACTGAATGTTTTTAGATACAGTTTCAAGCTCAACGTCACCGATGCGGTCAGTAGCGGAGATAGGACGTAATCCGTCTGGTCCCATAAATAACAAATCGCCGCCTAGCTCAATAATAGAATCAGATGCTACGCAGCCTAAGTTGTGAGTTACATCTTCCAATGTAAAGTTAGCTATGTTATTTCCAGTTATTTTTTTGATGTTGTTTACGCCAAAAATGTACAACTCATTACGGAATACTTTAAGCTGTATTACTGGAAAGCCTACATTAATTACTCCAGATCCATTTGCAGGAGCATAATCTGTTTCATTATAAGGAGATGAAAAGTATACGTTATAGGGATCTGATGCATTTCCTGCTAAGAAGATATGATTATTAAATTCACTAGCATACTTAGGAGCAGTCGGAGCATTAGCGTGTGTAATCTGTGTATACGTAGTACCGTCATAATATGCGGCAGGATTTACACCATCAACTAAAACTACTTTTGCTCCTGCCCAATTGTATTTAACAAAGCGTACTTTAGATACACCCGTCATAGTTGGACTACCGGAAGTAGTTACGGCAACCCACGCTTCCGTTGCAGTGTCCCAATAATGCAAATAGTCACTGCCACTACTAGGTTTACGGCAAGCAAGTATACCGTCATTAATACCATCAAAGACACAAACACCTAATGTTTTATCTTGACCCGGTAGGTTTGGGTAGTTGTTTGCATAACCACTGATCTTGCGGTAACCACCAGTCAATGCAGGTTCGTAGTTAATTAATCGGGTAGCAGTACCCGGCTCAAACTCACCCTGTGACAATAAGTCTTTGTTGGTATTTAATCCACCTTGACAGTAGACTTTAAATATTTGTAAGTCGTCAGCCATAGTGCTTTTATCTTACAATATATGTTGAACGCAAAGATAATTTATCATCACCTAAAAGTCTACGCATCATATCTATACCTTCTTCAAATTCTTTTCCATGTAATTGTGCGCTTTGTTCATTAGAACGGAAACGCATCATGTACATCATTGCGCCTGTAATAATCACATGATTAAATCTATCTGGAATAGCGCACACATCTGTATAAGCAGTTAGATTTGAAGGGAAAGACCAGTATTTATATTCAATAACGTAAGAATCATCGGGTATTGGAGATACGCCAAACTTATTAGTTTGCGTTTGATAAACACGCATTGGTACAGCGTAACCGTCAGTACCTGCATCCTCGTCTTTTGGGCGATAGCTATCTAGGTATTCTGTGTAAGATACAACAGGTAATTTTTGAGATGCATTATCTGCACTAGATAGTTTCTTTATAAAAAAAGATTCCCAATCTACTGATGATAGAGTAGTTGGGAAATCATATTCCTGCGTTCCCGCAGTCATTGTTTGTTCTTTAGTAGCTAATGTAAACGACCACTCTTGCGCCGATTGTAAGATGGTACGAATGGAGCTATTAATAGCATCTTTAGCTAATGCTTGTATATTACGCACATTAGGAAAATCAACGCTGTCAATGGTAACTTCATTTAACCTGCGTAACAATTCATTAGTAAGATTTAAATAAGTAGCCATTTAAATTAGAAACCTTTAACGGGAAAAAGGGGGAGACAGTTAAGCCTCCCCCCAATTAGACTAGCTATTAATAGCCAGTTTGGTAACGTGCAGTTACGATACCTTCAGGACGCAAGATCTTACGACCATACAAGTGCATACCACGGACAACGTCAGCGAAGCTGTCTGGATCACGGTAAGACTCTGTCTTATTGATCTGCTGAGCAGTAGCAATAGCTGAGTCATGACCTGCGGTGATCACACCGTAGTTTGTGCTTTGTGAGGTAGTAGAACCTACAGCCGGACCAGTACCAACAGAAGGCATGTTGTTAGAAACATATACACGGAAACCATGTAGGTTGTTAATAACAAGACCATTCTGCAAACCAGAACCGCCGAAGTCTGAGTTGAACAAACGAGAATCTTCGTCTTTCAACATTTCAGCGAATACTGGATCGATAACAATCCAACGACCACTAGTGTCTACAAACTGCTCGTCCAACTTACGACTCATGCGAGCAAGAATCTGAAGTGGAGAAGTTGAGTTTGTTGGGAACGAAGTTGCACCCGGCAGACGTGGAACAACAGGGATTGCATTAGTTGCAGTACCTGAGTTGAAGTCTGAGTCGTCCAACTTGTTAGTTGCCAACAATTCATCTGAATCAGCAGAGGTGTTAGCCTTAGTGCCATTTACAGTGGTGTTGACAGTGTCGCCGTTGGTATGAAGAGCTGACTGAGTGTAACCAGACAAGTACGCAAGTACTTCTTGGTCATACTGGTCACGCAAACGGTATGCAGCACGGTCAGTAGCCATCTGCATGAAGTTAACGTGTGAGTGAGCTTCTTCGATGTCATCAACTTTAAATGCAAAGTAGTTTGCTTTGTCGATAACCAGTGAGAAATCATCATCGTCAAGATCTTGAGCAGCAATTGCAGTACCACGCAAGTATGAAGAAACTGAGATCTCAGGCTCTTTAATGATCTTTACTGAGTCGCCCTGTTGAGCAATCTCACCGAAGTAATCATTGTTGGTGATGTCTTCTACGATAGAAGACTTACGGAAGGTAAGTTGTACCTGTTTAGAATAAATTACTGGGCTGAAGTTACCGTTAGGTAGGTTATTCCAACCCGATGCTGAACCAAATGCCATTGTTAGACACTCCTATATTTGCAAAGGGAAAATAAGATATTAGTAACTTCGGAAGAGGTCATCTGGTGTTGAGGTGGTAAAAGTACCTGCCACGGTGCTAAAACGGCTCAATCAAATGAGTATTCTCTGAAGGCGAAATATAATCCCTGTAAATTCAACGTCTTGGCAGGACACCGAATAAACAGGGTGTTATATCTCATTTAAGTTGCAGGTATCCTGAGATCAGGGGCTGCGATAAAGTGAGCATAGTTATACTCACAAAATTTTATTTGTCAAGCACTTATCGTGCCGAACCACTGACATCGTAGACAAAACGATTGTTCCTAATCGCCTCAGCAATTAAGTCAGCATTTTTTTCGTATTCATCCGCAGACATACGCATTACGTCAGATTCACGTACAGTCTTTTTGTTGCTGTCTCCTTCTGGAGAATTGCGCTCTCCTTTGGTAGGTACAGCAGAAGCGGCATCTTTATTACTGTTAGATTTCTTTTTAGTTACAATATCTTTGTCAGCTTTATACAGATCAATTGCACGAGCTGCTGAGGTAGCATCGCTATCATTGTCGTACAAGGCATCCTGAATCCACTTAGGCTGTAGCTCAACCCACTCATGGAACTCATCACTGTCACGGATATCATCGAAATCTGGATGTAATCGCATCAACTCAGCTTCAGCCTTTTCTCGCTGAGCTTCTAGCTTCATATCATCGATTTGTTTAAATTTAGACTCAAATTCGTCTGCTTGTTCTTTTGCCTTTTTCATCGCAATTGTTTCTACGATTTTAGCAATATCTGGATATTTCTCCATCCAAGCCGACATTTCAGATTCAGAAGAAGGGTATTTAATTTCTTTCTTGGTAGAAGCTTCTAATTGAGTTTTTAGCTCGTCAATCTGCTTTTGGAATTCCTGCTCTTTCTTTTGAGCGTGACGGCGTAGATCACCGTAACGTTTTTTGAAAGTGCGCTCTTCAGCAGATTCAGGTTCAGCAGTATCTTCTGCTTCAACCTTGACTTCTTCAACCACATCTTCCGCATCAACGGATGCTACCGCTTCTTCTTCCGTTTCTTCTTCCGTTTCTTCTGGAGCTTCGTTTCGTTTACTTAAAAGCTCTTGAAGTTCCTTTTCTTCCTGTTCAATCTTCGCTTGGTTTGCATTTCGTTTACCAAAACCAGACATAACTTTTTGCACTGGTTTATCTTCGGTCATTTCAGTTTGAGTTTGAGCCATATATTCCTCGTTTACTCTGGGGCTAACGGTTTGCCTTTAGGGGCGTTAGGTAGCCAGTTGAAGCAGCTATTCCTTAACGTGGAGCTGCGATACCACGCTTTGGTCCTTTGAACATAGAAACTAAATCCATGTAGTCTGGACCCACGACCATACGTAATAGTCGAGATTCTTTTGAGTCGATGAAGAACTTACGTAATGCTTCTTTATCTTTCTCTTGCAGTTTCATATAACGTTCCTGCATATCTTTCATATCTTCATTACTGAACTTCATGTATATGTCTTCCTGTAACTTTAGCTAACATTCCAAATACAAATATTCCGGGATACATTATACCATAACCTAAAGCAGATTTCCATGTATGTGATTGTTCTTCAATTGCATGTAAATAAAACTCATGCATTGCAGATGTCCAGAACGCACTGCCATCTTTTAATAATGTATTAGCTAGAAACTTACCCCACACATCGTAGCCATCACGCCACCATTGTTCTTGTTTCATGTGCCATTTATGCATCTGCACATATTCACGACGTTTCTTCCACTTTCCATGCTCTACCATCTTAGTGCAACAGTAAGAACCTGCACCTGCACCTGCACCTGCACCTCCATCACCGTCATCTGTATCATCTTCATTACTTACGCCGACACTGTAATCTCCTGTATCACCCATAGGTCCTGTAGCTTCACCTGCTGCTGCTGCATCAGAACCTGCGCTACCAGTACCGCCATCATCCCCAGATGCATCTCCTGCAAAAGCATTACCTAAAGTACTAGGTGCATATCCTCCCGGACCTACATCAGCAGATGAAGATAGACTACCAAAGTCATTATCGATTGCAGCAAAGTGTTCGTTTGAACCCCAACCAAATTCAGATACTGCTTCAGCTTCACTCATACTACCAAATGAGCTACCCGATACAGTACCTTCACCCATAGTAGCAAATGCTTCAGCTTCTTCTTTTGTATCAAATAAACCGAAACTGTTTGGGTCATTTGGATTACCAAAGTTCTGTGTAGCTAACATTGCAGTCTGTTGACTGAATGGATCTGTAGCATATTGATCTGATACTTGACCTATAGGCGTAGTATTTATGAAAGACATCTTTGCATCTTGTACATCGCCATAAGCTTTAATTGCTTTACCAATAGAAAATACACTTGGAGCAACTACTGCTTTAGCTATATTAGCTGCAAAGGAAAGCTCTTCAAATAGCAAGTCTTTTTGTGCATTCTTAGTGACTTCATTTGCTTTATCCGTAGCAGCCCAGTCTCTAGCCCAGTCTAAACCTGCCATAGTATTGTCGGCAGGACCATCATCTCCTACATCGCCGCCGCCATCATCCATAACGCTAGTAACAGCAGCAGTTTTTACGCCTGTGTCTGCGGTCTTAGTTGATTCAGTTGCAGTACTCTCAGGTAGAAAATCTTCTGGCTTAGCTTCCATAATACGTTGGAAACGATCTACTTCTTTATATCCTTCTGGGATATCGTTCTGAGGTTTACCATATGAGAATGGAATGTACAGTACATTACCTGCTTCGTTTTCATATCGTTTAACTTCGAATGGAGTTTTACTAGTGTCAGCAGTATATACAGAATCTTCTACTTTGTTACGTTTGCGACCTACAACACTAGGTGTTTGTACGAAACCAGATCTATCGAATACACTTTGAGTAGAGTCTTCTTGTGTAGCACCGGCATACTTAACACCAGTCTGTACAGAACTCGGCTGTAGGTACGAAGGTTTCTTTTGCCCTAAGTATGAAGGGATGCCAGACTGCTGCACGTAACCGCCCTCTGCTAACTGAAGTGGCTCATGCTCTGCGTTGTCATCCATAGTAGCTTCATCAGCATTACTCATCTGACCCATTGCTTCCATCTTAGCTAACCTTCTTTAGCTTCTTGGCGTAGGGTCATCAAGCGATCTAGTCCGATGTAACGCACTACATCAGCAGGTAATACGAACTCACCTTCTGATAATTTAGCGTCAATGTCGTCAGCTACTTCTTCATTCAGTGCGCCTGTTGGTGCTTCTTTGTTGCCATCTTCTTCTTCAACAAAGCCACCTTCAGCCATCTGTAAATCTACAGCAGACTTTTCTTCAGCACTCTCTCGTGCTTCCATTACACCTTTAGCTAAGCCACCTACATTTGCAGCAGCTGCTGTGTATAGTGTGTATGGAATTTTCTTAGGATCATCTGGTAGATCTTTTAAGTCAAGTGCATTAACTTCTACGTATGTACCATCTGGGCGATCTATTTTAATTTTTACTAATGGTGCTTGATACTTCTTTAATCGTTTTTTGCCAATAAGCTTTTCATTATAAAAATCAATTAGACCCTGACCGCCATGTGCGCCTTTAGGTAACACAAGCGCAGTGCCTTCTTCTGCAAGTTTGTCTACATCTTTAGGGTCTATTCCAACAGCTTTAGCTGCTTCCGACTTAGTTAATTTTGGATGAAATTTTTCATCTACCAAATCAGATACTACATCAAAATCTATGTTGTTATAAACATCAATCATTTTTTGATTTTTAAATGTTCCGTTCCACATTAGCTGTTCTACAAAATCCGCCCAATAGTTATCGGGATCTGTAACGCCCAAATCTAACAACTCGTCTGGATCTAACTCTTCAGAATTTATGCGCTGTCTTTCATCTAAAAAATAATGTAATTTATCTGTTTTGTTACTTAGATTAAATCCTTCTGAAAATCTATTACTGGCAATATCACTAATAGTACTCACTCTGTAGTTCATACCCGCTTTATGCATATCCCAAGCAAATTCTTTTAAGCCCTTTTCCGTAGAGATATCATAAGTATCAAATAATTTTTTTAAT